TGGCGCGTTCAATTCACGTGATGCAATTGGATTTATAGACAATGTTGAAGCAGGTGCGCACGATACACTACCTATTAATCCATATGCAGGTGATAGACTTTTCAAAGGTGATATCATAAGCATATTTGATCCTAACAATACAAGTGAAATTGAATTTTTTACTTTGCGTGAAAATGTGAATGTTGGTGATACTGAAATTCTTGTTCAATTAAAAACAACAACATTTCCAATGCGAGAAGGCAGTATTATTGTGTACAAAAAAGGCGAAACAATGGAATCAAACAAAGTTCGTGCAAACATCTTCCAAATGAAAGGCAACGCAACGGAACCAGACATTTTGTTGAATGACTACATGACAGATGGCGAATTTATTTTTATTGGCAGGTACATTTACTGGAAAGAGGCGGGTCAATATCACCGTGTAACTGGAACGATGCACGGATAATGCCATCAATGCCAAAAAAGGTGTATGGATTCACACCACAGAAGCAAAACAAGCAGGCAGAACAAAAGAACTGGTTGAAGGATAAAGAACACGAAAAGTTCTATAATTCAAAGGCATGGCGGCACCTATCTTTATCCTATAAAATGAAACACCCAGTGTGCGAGGTTGAGGGGTGCAACCAACCATCATACTACACGGATCACATCATTCCAATGTCACAAGGTGGCGATGAATGGAATGAAGATAATTTTCAGGCGTTATGCAAAAGTTGCAATGGTTCAAAAACCGCAAAACAAAGAATGTTAAAATAATTACAATTAAAACAAAAGTCATTTAAAGATATTTGCACATAATGATAGGCGGTGCAATATATCAACTTCTTAATGTTCCTGCAATTACTAATTTAGTAGAGCAGTTGAATTATGGGTTAGCACCACAAGAAAACCTATTTCCGCGTATTGTAATTACAGAACGAAGCACGCCAGAAAACTACAAAGATGGTTATTCAATAATTAACCACGATGTTGAAATTAACATTTATGCATCAAAGGCCAAAGATGGCAATGGTGGATTCCTGCAAGCGTCAAACATAGCGGATATGGTTGAATTTAAACTTTACCGATACAAGGGAATAATAGGCGGCAAAAGAATAGATCAAACATTGTTAAGTAATCAAGAAATATTATTTGATAATTCAAGCCAGTGCGCGCGTGTGATCATGGAATATTCAGTGCGTGAAAACATCACCGGCATGCCACAAGGAGACATACAAGACTTAGTGCAAACAATTTCAGCAGAGGGCGCAATATTAGAAAACTTAGCGTGTTTAGTTGATAACGTAACAAATTTATAAAATAAAAGAAAATGACAATAGAAGAATTAGTTGCTTTAAAAGGGGGAAAATATGCAGATAGCAGCGCAACAGTAACCGGCACAAATAGCACAAATTACAGATTTTTAGTTGTAAATGATGACGTAGCTTTTAGCGCGTTAACAGACACAGATGATAATGATATTGTAGCTGAATGGGGTATTGCCGGTAAGACTATTACAAGCGGTATGGTGTTAGCACCTGCAAGCGGTAAACCATTCAAAACGGTAACAATTACAACCGGTTCTGTACTTTTAATCAAACTTTAAAATGTTTGGTTTTGGGTATCAATATAGTGCCATTAAAGGCGGGGTGTCATTAGGCCAAATTATATTTGATGCCTATCGATTACGCGTTGAAAGTGATGGTGGAATCATAGAGAATGAAACGTGTGCAACTAATGCAATAAAACAACTAACGAGAATACAATGAGTTTATACACTGACGCAAGCCTTATAATGTACCCTTCGGGATACAAAGAGGATAAAATATACAGCCTTAAGCCAACGGATGGAAGTGGCGATTTGACCTTTACAAGAGCAAGCACCGCAACAAGGGTAAATGCTGATGGGTTGATTGAGGGGGTAAGAACGAATTTAATACTTCAAAGTAATACGTTTGACACTACTTGGACAAACACCTCGACAACATTAACAAGCGGTCAAAGTGGGTACGATGGAACTACTAACGCTTGGTTATTAACTAAACCCGCAACTTCCTTTGCAAGAATTCAGCAGACTTTTTCATCGACAAGTGGTTTAAAAACATTTAGTATTTACTTAAAAGCGGGTACTTTATCTTGGTGTAGATTATTTGCTGCTTCAGCACCATCACCCAATATTTATGTAAATTTATCCAATGGGTCTTTAGGTAGCCAATATGATAACATTTCAGCTACATCAACTGACGTTGGGGCGGGATGGTATAGAGTTAGTTTGACATTTGATGCATCAATTACAGAAATTCGAATATATCCAGCAGATGCAAATGATTCTGTTAGCGGCATAAGCGGCAACATCTACATCCAAGACGCTCAACTCGAAGCGTCAGTACAAGCAACCGAATACATACCAACTACAACAACTGCGGTAAGCGTTGGAATGCTTGCAAACGTACCTCGTATTGACTACACCGGTGGTGGATGCGGTAAATTGCTTTTGGAAGGGCAAAGAACTAATTTAGTAATCTACTCAGAGCAATTTGATAATTGGTCGTTTATTGGTGCAACTGCAAATCCCAATGTTAGTGCTTCTCCAGACGGCTATCAAAGTGCGGATGAAATCATTGGAGATGGTTCATCTAACAATGTTAGGACTTATATAGGATTAAGCACTTCTGCGGGAGTTAACACATTTAGTGTTTTTTTAAAATCGGGAAATACTAATTTTGCATATATTGAATTTAGTGGATTTGGCGGTATTACGGGTACAACTGCCGCATATTTTGATTTAGCAAATGGAACTACTCCAACATCGGGTGCAAACATAGAAGATTATGGGGATGGGTGGTATAGATGTTCTATAAGTGCAACTATTGACGCATCAGACACAAGTGGTAATGTATCGTTTAGAGCCACTCCAAATACAGTTGCTTCTTCATTTCCAACGGCTGGTGATGCTGATGGTAAATATGTTTTAGCGTGGGGCGCACAACTCGAACTCGGCTCTTACCCCACTTCATACATCCCCACCTTAGGAACTGCGGTTACAAGGGTAGCGGATGGTGCAAGCAAGAGCGGTATTAGTAGTTTGATTAATAGCGAAGAGGGGGTATTGTATGTTGAGGGTAGTGTTTTAGACTTTGCAACAACTAATAGTTGGATTTCTATATCTGAAGATGCAAATTATAATAATAATCAATTTAATTTAAGATTTGTAGAAAATTCAAATTTAATACAAGTAGTTTCAAGAGCGGATGGATTAGGGCAAGACGTTGTTTTAAATTATGCGCTCACTGACAAAACCGCTTTAAATAAAATAGCCGTAAAGTACAAATTAAATGATTGGGCTTTATGGGTAAATGGTGTAGAGGTTGATACCGAAACATCTTCTATTCCTTTTACTGCAAATTCTTTAGATGTATTAGATTTTAATAGGGGTAATAATTCTAATTATTTTTACGGCAACGTTCAAAACCTTATGGTCTTCCCTTCAGCACTTTCAGACGCAGAACTTGAAACCCTAACAACCTTATAATATGAAATCATTTTCAATTTGTTATAATACGAATTTATTCTTATATTTGAATAAAATATTTATGGAAAATTGGAAAGACATTAAAGGGTATGAAGGTTTGTATCAAATATCAAATCAAGGAATTGTAAAAGGGTTAGATAGAGTTTTGCAATATAACGCTAATATAACAAAACAATGGAAAGGCAAAGTCATAAAGACAATTGTTGATTATTTGGGATATTGTCGTGTTTCGTTATGCAAAGACGGCAAAGTTAAAACTCATAAAATTCACCGATTAGTTGCTGAAGCATTTTTAAATGGAGAAGGTCAGATAAACCACAAGGATGGAAATAAACTAAATAATAATGTTGTTAATTTAGAATTTTGTACTGCTAAAGAAAATTTAAGTCACTCTTATAGAACTGGATTAAGACCTAAAAAATATTTACGTACAATTATTTGCAACGAAACGCAAGAATTATTTACTTGTCAATCGGATGTTGCAAGAAAAATTAAATTATCTTCAGTTATGGTATCTACACATTTGAAAGGTAACACTCCACATATTCACGGATTAACTTATAAATATATAGAATGAAAATAAAATTCGCAAAATTTGAATTTACAGACCTTGCCGAATGGCTAACAGTAAAAGATAGCCTTTATGAAGATGGGGCATTAATACCCGAAGTAACGGCAATACACGAAATCGGCTTTATATGTTTAGCAACAAATGAAGAAGGCGAGTGTATAGACTTAAGTACCAAATACGCGGTTGATATGCTATGTGAGGAACTTGAATGGCTTGCACCTTTTGTGGTATGGCCTAATCCATCGGGGGTACATATCTTTGCGGGTTGGGAAGCGGCTTACAAGGCTGAGTTTTGTGCTATCAATCCAGATTCACCATATTGCGTAATTCCAGAAAATGATGTTGTCGGATCTTAAAGTTTATTTGCTAAACATCTTATCATTTGCCGTGTCATTTAGTGATCTTGACATGGCGCTTAAATTTATTCTTTTAGTTGTCTCCATTGGGTATACCATAGAGCGATGGATTAAATTGAGAAAGAATGAGTCGCAAGGAAAAGATTGATTTAATCCTGTCTAAATGGGTAAGCCGCAAACTAACAGTGTTTGTGGTGGCATCTGTTGGGCTGTTTATTGGTTCTGTAAGGTCTGAAGACTGGGTGATTATTTCAACCGCTTACATAGCAATTGAAGGAGTTACTAATATAGTAGAACGATTACGCAAATGATGACCACAAATGAAATTGTTAAGAAGTACGGCAAGCCCAATGAGACCGGTGAAGGTTATTTGACAACAATCCTTTTACCTTATCCCATGCGTTTGGCGTGGGACTTAGATACAAAGGTTTCTAAAATGAGGTGCCACAAGTTGGCAGCAGAACCATTTTTAAACGTGTTCAATGACTTACTTGCACACTATGGTTTGAAGGAAATAGAAAGGCTTGGAATTGATTTATTTGGTGGGTGTTTCAACTATCGTAAGATGAGAGGTGGAACAAGTTGGTCAAAGCATGCATGGGCCATTGCCATTGATTTAGATCCGGCAAGAAACAAGCTAAAAGAAACCGCAAAAACTGCGAGGTTTGCACGGCCCGAATATCAACCAATGATTGACATATTTTATAGGCATGGTTTTATCAGTTTAGGCATAGAAGAGAATCGAGATTTTATGCACTTTCAACTAAGAAAATAAACACAAACACACACACATAACATGAGCCAATACGATATAACCTTTAAAACCTTTGCAGAACATCCCCGAAAGGTAGATGAATTTAAGAAGGATTACTATGACAGAATAAGTGGTATTGTTGGCAAGGCATCACTAACCATAAGAGACCATTATACACTTTATGTTTCAAAGATTGATGACTATTGCGAAGATGCAGGTGTTCCAACCAAAGATGTAAAACATGGTTGGGTAAAAACAAAAGATACTTCTTTATTCTTCACTAATCCAGATTATGAGGGTGCGGTTTCATACGATCAAATTCGTGACAAATTAGTTGCAGAATTAAAAAACTATTCACCAAAATATCCTACTATAAAAAGGAACAAATCAAAAGATGGTCACCTATTGGTTATTGATCCTGCTGATGTTCACATTGGAAAGTTATGTGAAGCATTTGAAACAGGTGAAGACTATGATACAAACATTGCCGTTAAACGCGTTTTGGAGGGGGTACAAGGCATTATTGACAAGTCGCAAGGGTATAACATAGACAAGATACTTTTTATCGGTGGCAACGATATTTTGCACATTGATAGTCCAAAGCGACAAACGACATCAGGCACGCCGCAAGACACAGATGGAATGTGGTACAGTAATTTTCTAAAAGCTAAACAAGTGTATGTGGATGTACTTGAAATGCTTATTCCAGTGGCTGATGTACATTTCACTTTTAATCCATCAAATCACGATTATCAATC